CTTAAACACAACAGAAGCTTCAACGCGGTAGAAACCCGCAGGAGGCGTAAAAATGTGTGCAGCCGCAGGACCGATGGATAAAGGATCACCATTCAAGGGATCAAAACCCAGGGCCGTATTGACTGTGCTTGTAAATGTCTGCGCAACAGTGGTTGAGTTGTAATATGACGTCCTGTTGGGGGCCCCATAAGTCGCAGGCTGTAACTGTGGAATAAAGAACTCAATGTCGTATTCAACATACAATTTACCCCAAGGAACAGCTGTACCGTTATCCACTGCTAAGTAGAATGTTCCACTGTCATATGTCTTAATGTCACCAGCGACAGCACAAGCTCTAATGTACTTCTTAGGACCAAGAGCATGCATCTGAGACACATCACATTTAAAACTCAAGGATTCCCAAGCGGCGCTAGTTGTAGCACCTGCATGGTCCATAAATTGAGTCTCCGTTGCCGGTGGCAAATCTGCCGGGTTGTAATCAACCATCATCATAATCGATCCAGGAGTGGATGTTGAAATGAATGGGACCCAATGAAATACCATAGAATTAATGTGATACTGCTCATACTGAGAAGCAACTGTTGAACCCCAGGGCAACAACTCAGCTAAGCCGGGTTGCAATGGGAACGTGTACGCTACATTGAATGAGGACGCACCAGTAACACTAGTACCTGTACCTGCTGGTACAACCAACTCCCGATGGATGACACGTTGACCACGCAAACGCGATCCAGTCATCCTAGGGCGACCAGCAACAACTGTTGAACCAATAGCCAAAGGTGCTAAACGCGAGGAAAACCCCTTAGCAGATGCGAGTACGGTGTTGCTCGCCTTAGATACGTTCTTTGAGGCGGCGGACTTATTCCGCGCATGGCGCTGAGCCAGCTTTCCAGCGAGAGTAATTCCCCCTGCCGCCAACGCATCTCGTGTTTGCGCTGACGAGCGACCAGTCGGTGCATAATATCCCGCAACCGCTGCAGAAACTGCTGACTGTACCGCGCGAGTAAGGAACCCACGCCCCTCCGATCTTCCATTGGTGGGCATACAAAAGGTGTAATTCTCTTAAAATCAGAAAAACTAAAACAAACAAATTCCCCGAAATACAATTCAGGAAAGTAGAAATATTTAATTCGGGCGGGACCCCAAGTTGGCCCCGATATCTACTTTCCTCTCAGGCATTTAAGCCCTCACACCGCTTCCCACAGAGGAGGAGCCGGATGTGGCCTCAGATAGAGGACTTGACTGCATATTGGTGAGTCTGCCGGGGTGGTAAAATTTACACCCATCCTTCACACACGCAGCACCATTCTTACAATCTTGTAAGACAAATGTGATCTTCTCCTTCGGTGTCGCAGCCTTAACATGGTCATAAGGACAATCCTTACGCTTACAGCTAATTCCGTTAGCACAATGACCCTTGCCATGTTTAAACGTGCATGTGGGGCCGTGACACTTACTCTTAACATTGAGATGATAACACTTGTCTCCAAACTTACAATTGGAATTCATGTGGGGACATTGGTAAACTTTATCCCCAGTTCCAGCTGTAGTTGTCGATGGTTCAGACACGACAGCCGTTTCTACAGGCTTCTCAGCCTTAATCACATTTCCGTTAATTACTGCATCCCGTTTAACTTTAGCTACTTCTGATGGAGTAGGCACACAAAGTGGGGGCTCTAACACAGATGCTGTACCGGCTCTGACCTTATTTAACCAACTGTTAAACAATCCAAAATCAAAGGTAGGCAACAACTTCTCCACTAGTGGCGTCATCCACTCTCCATCATCATTATTCGGGAATTGGTTATTCTCTGGATACTTAGAAAAGTACCCTGCAACACCATAGTTCGTCTTAGATAAACCGAACTTTTCTATCACCAGCTTAGCATATGGTCCAATGATTGGAGTGTTCTGGTCAGCAACATAAAAACCAGTCATCTTCTCATGGAGTTTCTGCAACGCCGTGACATTAGGCGGAAAACTTGTAGTAACATGTAACTTAGCGAGTTGGCGCGGCACATCACACATAGAATTTGTGGATCCATACCATACGCCTGCACCGTACAAACGACTCAAGAAACTTACCCCCACCTCTCCACGTTGGGTTTCAGCTATTTCTAGCTTCTGCCCTACGCTAGCGCAAGCTTTGACATATGAGGTCGGGTCAACATCAGCTGTCAGCCCATCATCACCTCCATATATTCCAAGTTTAGCAAAAGCTTGGTCCGCTGTCATAAACTCACCATTTATTCTAGTAGTGCGCAAAGCCTTAAAGGCCATGAACGCATTATCAACTGTATTAAACGATGACGTTTCGGGCGACCCAGATAACCTGGAATAACCTGTCTTAAACTTAACGCCAAATCGAGTAGTGGCGCGTTGTCCATGCTGAGATGCCATAAGTTCGGCCAAATCAGCTGCATAGTCTTTTCTTACCCAACGCATCATGTACATACTCTCCAACGTGCGTAAATACTTGGACACTCGTCCATCGAACCTCGATAGATCGGTGTTGTACGCAAATAACGCTGTAGCGCAAATCATGGCAATTCTGGCAGCAATCTGGATCGGTGTCATCGCAAATGCATACCATGCGTGTAATTTAAGGACTGTGTCAGAAAAGGAATACATAAACGAGGAGTAATGTAACTTATTCTCCTTAGGAATGGTAGAAATATTCCTAGGGTCTTTAACATCTCCGTAAGACTCACTCTTCTGAAAACAACTTATTTCTTCATCAACAACAATATGAGTGCTCATGGACGCATTATCCAAAATGCGGCGTTGAGTAGGCCGTGGTTGCCTCTCATATACTTCTTCAACACCATAAGGTATACCGGTACCACCACCGAGTCCGGCACCAACCGTTCAGAAAATTCCTGCATGAGCGTGAGATCGAATGCTGTGATTTCAATATTATCATCAGCTTTCACGTCTAAGATCCTACCTTGAATGGTTGCTTGATCATTTGACTTAGATTTCACGGGTGCAAAACATCCCAAAATTATGGGATTCATGAACGGTTTGACTCCCAGAGCGGACTCTGCGTCGTAGCTCTTAGGATCAAACTGGTAATGATTTACGCTCTCCTCCACGGGAAAAACCATGTCTGGAGAGTATTCGAGATTCTTACGGTGGTACTGTACTAATACAGATGCCTCACTGGCAGAAATCTCAGGTAAGACCTGTCGCACACCTGCGATAGTAATATCAGTCTTGCCTAACTTAGCGTGGCACGCAACAGTGTTATCCTCAGTAATGGATATGGTAGCTGCAGCATGCCCACCTACCACGGCAGTAGAAACCATGGTACAATCATTCTTCTTAACCTTCATTCTCAAAAATCCATCGATATATATTCGCAACCTATCGAGCTTGGGGCTACCTAACAAGTAAGACATGTCAAATAGTGGACTAATGAAAGTTCTCATTGGAGTTAAACAGATTATCTGGTGATGATCATCCGTTTGTTTTCTGTCAACATTGTATACAGTGGTACGTACCCCAAGGCCGTTCCACACACGCGCTGAGACTGTAAAAATGTCTCCAGCATAATTCCACACAGGATGTTCATACACGGCTCCCCCCGAGACTGCGTAATTCACTGTGTCATCCTTATCAAACGTGAAAGAATACTCTCCTTTATCACAAGCAACGCTTGTGGGCTGGAAAGTGGAAATCATGTAGGTATGAACATGGTTAGCCAACATATATGGCATATCCATGTACATATCAACGTCGATCATAACAATGGCAGAATCCCTGGGCGGTCTAAACGCCGCAGCGGAAACTCCGATATCTTTGCCCCAATAAAAACTCCGTGAACCATTTCGATTGTTCTTGATATCAGAATTACTTCGCTGAACGAAGTAGGGTTCAATACCAAGCTTTCTGCATACTAGCTCAATTGTGAGAACAGACTGTGTCCTAACGGCAGCAGACCCAGGATGGGTATGGTTGTTAGGCAACTTAGTTTTCACAAGAACTGTGTTAGCGAAAGTTGTACGAATTGTGGCCACCATTAATAACGGTTGGTCGCTCTTGCTAATCAACCAAGTGATATACTTACTTAGGAGCGCACGACCTGTGGGATCAAAAATACCCAGCCTAGTCAGGACTGTCTTGATCGTGAAAGACCATGCGATGACGACCGCACAGAATAACACAACTAAGATAGCGAGGTCGGTCCACGTCACATAAAAGACACAGACCTTCCTCACATAGAGTGGATCATTGGCGAACATAGCCAATTCATCCAAGAAAAATGACGAATGCTTACTTCCAGAAGTGATATCGCCATTGATAATCAAACGGCTCACACAATGCCAACTGTACCAAACAGATGGTTCTGGGCGGAACACAGTCATGTATCTACTGAGTTCCTCAACAAATGGTCGCTTCAACATGAAAAACATGCGAGCAACTAACGCGTACACACGTGCTATCTGAATGACAACAACAGTGTAAACACCAATCCAAAATCTAACATAGTTTATCACTAATCCGATTAAGGATATAACAGGATGGTA